CAATTGAAGCTATTGTTTTTTTTAATCTCTCTTCAGCCATAATTTTTTGTTTATTCTCTACGCCTACTTTAAAAGGCACTACGTTATTTTGATTTCGTGGTTTCCAACTCATCTAAATAATCTGAATAAATTTTATAAAATTTTTCAACCAGCTCTGATCGATCTGTATTGTAACCGCTGAACTCCATTTCCAGTTTAAACTCATACAGAGACATCTTCTTTCGTTGTTGTTGGAAAGTAGCTATCGACCAATTCCGAGACATCTTCTCGGTGAATCTCATCTGCTTGAACCAAGTAGTTGATTGCATCAATGTAACTATCGTATTTGTATTCGTTGTTTGCTCTGATGATCTTTGCCATTGCGTACATCAAAGCGACCTGATGAGGCCTTAATTTTTTTCCAATAAGGACGGACCACACATCTGCAATTGCTTGCATCTTTTTATTAAATGGTCCGTACTCATCGGATTTTATTTTCCGAATTGCTTTGAGTTCTTTACTTAGCTTTTCTATTTGCATCTGCTTTGAACTCTTCGTGTCCTTTTTGAATAAAGAACTCTACTGTTTTAGCCATACTGATTGGCAACTCGAATTTCTTTTGAGCCAACTCTTCAAGCAATCTGTATGTCTTGATATTAATAGCAACGGACTTGAACTTATCGGCATCCATCTTTTAAGCCTCCAATTCTGCAGGATTAAAATCAGTGTTAGGTGCAGCTCCAGCTGCAGCTTCATCCATAGGTTCTACTCTATGAAAGTAATAGTAATCTTGGCCAGCAGCCATTTTACCATTTCCACTTGCTTGAGATTTATAAGCGCCAAATCTATATGACTTGCCGTCTATAATTATATTACCTTTAAGATCATAGCTTGATGCTTTTGCCTTATTGGTTACAGGAATTGCTAAGCCTAATTGCTTACGTTCCTTTTTAACTTCATCACTCATTATTGTAATACTCCTTTTGATTTGAGTTGATTTTTAATTGAGGTGAACTGCTCCATAAAACCTTGATAGCCAATTGGATTTTTACTTTTCAATTCTGCTAAAAATGTTTTGTAGTTAGTCAACCATTGTTGATAGCTGCCTGCGTGAGAAACTGCTTTGAGTTCCTTCATTGCTGCTTGCAGCTTTTTATCTTGCTGCTCTATTGCAAGACTTACCTCTTCAGCTGAGGCGATATTATCGTTTGTGACACCTAAGAAAGCAGCCATACGACCAACTGCACTTGTCTCTGCATTTTCTAGTGCAGATGTGGAGTTAATCCTACTTGCTTTTCTATCTTCTTCAGCGTGTCCAGTTGCAATTACAACACCTGATATTGAACCAGTTGCTTTTACTACAACTTTATTATCTGTTATTGAAACCACCTCAGTTGTAATACTGAGCTTAGCTCCAAGATTTCTACGCAACACTGCAACTCTATGAGCTACTGTTGCATACTCTTTACCGTGAATATTAATCATCTGACCATTAGACGTAGATTTAAAATCGTTAATAGTGGTGATCAAGTCATCAGGTATTATTTTACCAGCCATATAAAACCTCCTATGATTATGACAATGATCGAAAGCTTTAGTGCTTCGATTAAATTTTTTTTAAATTTCTTTTCTTTGTGCATCTGTTGGTGCAGCTCCTTAATTAAATTACGTTCCATAACTTTTTTGCCTTTATTAAATTTTCTTCACCAATTCCGTGCCAACAATAAGGATGGTCAAACATTGGATCTATCATCTGAACCGTGTTCTCTATTATTTGTTGAGGATCTAAGTTTTCGTATTGAGATAAAAGTTTTTCTCTTCTCTTAAATACAGTAACCATATTTTGAAAATTCTTTTTAAGACCTTCAATAGTTAGACCTGAACAATTGCTGCTATCAAAAATTTTATATTCGCTCTTGTTTAAATAAATTAAATAAACTGGTACTTCGTAGTTCCAATAAGCTGCATACATAGCGCATTGGATTAGATGATTATAACTAGGCGTAGCTGGAGCGCTTAAACTAATAAAACTACGCTCGCCACTCTTTTTTAATTTGCCAACTTTTGACCATTGAGTTTTTATTTCAATGATGCCTGCAGGAGTAGGTGCTGAGATAACACCTTCTTTTTCCTGCACTCCTCCAAAAGTAAAATCAGTTCGTCCAACTACAGGAAGAAACAAAGGTGAAGCTTCCTGAGTTATAGAGATCTGTTCTTCGCAAGTGATAGGATAAGTGGTCGCTACGCCTAACTTCTCTAGCGCTGAGAAACCGTGATTACATACTGCAAATATTTCATCTTGATATTTATCTTTTTTAGCTTGGTCTTTATCATCGTTAGCAATATGATTTCTAAATTCTTGTAATTCTGCGTGAATGATTTCTTGTTTATCTTTATTCTTTTCTTGATTGGCCATTGGAGTAAGTTTTCTTTGTGGACCAAACTTCCAAATGGTATCTGCTAAATGTTTCTGCAAAACATTATTGACTGCAACACCAGCTTTCATCTGACTATTGCTTGGTAATGCTCGTCTCTCTTCTTGAGTTAAAACTAAATATTTAAACAACCAGTTTCCATCAGGTATTGAGAACTGAGTAGGTGAGAAATGATTGATGTTAAGTTTCTTTGCAAAAAGTGGTAACGCTTTTTCTTTTAAAGGATCTTCTAGTAAATTATTTTTTAATAACATTGAGACTGATATAATCTCTCAGTCTTAGTAATCAAACAGAAAAAGACTGCTAGTCTCTTTTTACTTTCGTTTTAGATAGTTCAATTATTTCAGCCGTCTCAGATGTTTCAGCTACTTTTGGTTTCTTTGTTGGGGATTTTTTAGAATACTTGTTCTTGTAATGGTCCATATCTGATAACCAAAAACCAAACTTGTTATTGTGGATAGATTTTTTTGGAATTAAATCAGGATGCAAACTACATTTATCTGTATGTCTATGCTTTAAAGTTCCAACTGACATTTCAATATGCTCAGCTGCCTCTTTCCAATTTAAGAAATAATCTTCTTTATTTGTTTTTGGATTAATTAATTTTTTCACGCTCTCTTCTTCTCATTTAAAATTTTTTGTATTGCAAGTTCCTGCTCTAATTTAATTTTTTCTACTGCTTGCATACTATCTAACAAAGATGCAATTCCTTTTTCATTGTTAGCTGGTTTGCCAAAAAAGAAAGCTCTACCTTTTTTCTGTTCGCTTTCCATTTCTTTATAAATAGTTTCTAATTTTTTTTGTAATCTATCTTGCTCTGCTTTTAATTTATTCATTTCAGCAGTTGCTCTTTCTGTCCAAGCAAGCTTAGCTTTTTCTAATAATCTTTGTCCTCGATATGCTTCCTCATTTATTCTAAATAATTGTTCAGCATATTTATCTTTTTTAATTTGTTGAGGATTTACTATTGCAACAATTGGTGCAGCAAAAGTTGGTTTAATATTTTGAATTACAACATCACCACCTTGAGAAGTATCTTTCATTGCTTCTTTTGAAAATGTATCAGGATTTAATAATCTAGTTTTGCCTCTAAAATTTTCTAAGATACCTATAAAGTATTGTTGACTTTGACCATATCTAAATAATTCTAAATCGTCTTGATCATCTTCACCGATGATTGATAATCTTCCGATGCAATCTTGTCTTACATCATTCGTTGCATAATAAAATAAAACCATTCCATCTAAAGCTGAACCATCAGATCTTACCTGAACTGCTTTTACATCAGGTCTATAAATATCTCTTGGAACAGTAACGTATTGATTTTCTTTTACACCAGCATAAGACTTAGCAGGAATTAATTCACCAGCATTAAAAGGTAAGTCAGCATCATTCACTCTTAAAAAATCTACGTAAGCCCAAATAGGAATTTGAGGAGCTGCAAATAACATATCAGCAGGATCGCAACCAAAAACTTTTGCATAAGCAATTGCGTGATCTCTTGTAATATCTCTTTCACCTCTGATTTGTTTTTGAACCATTGAGTAATGTATTCCAACTCTTTCTGCGATCTCTTCTATTTTTAAACCTGAAGATCTAACTCTTTCTGCAAGAATTGTACTTGGATTTTTGTAATCAAATAAAGATGATTTCACTTCTACTGATTTATTATTTACAATAAAGTCAGCTTTTTGTTTTTTGTTTGTTGGAATTTTTAATTTACTTCTTGGATGATTTATATATCCTTTTGCTTCATTAATTTTAACAACATTCTCAATTGACATTTTTGAAAAATCATTAGTGAAATCTTTAACTCTACTATCAGGAATATATTTAAGAGCCTCAGGAAATGCGTACTCTACCTCACCAATTACACTATGTAGAATTTCTTCACCTTTTTTATAGATTGACCAAAGATCTATCTTGCAATTATTACCAGCTATATAAATCTCATATCTATCAAAATCTCTAGGTTCAGTACGATTAGGTGTTCTCGGATGGTATCTATGCTCTACGTTTTTGGCGATTATTTTCGTCATATATATAGAGTCTTATATAATCCTTCGTCTTTAGATTGCAACAAAAAAAGACTGGCAGTCTTGACAAATAAGCCTCGTTTAATAATGGCTATTTATATGCCTAGAAAACAATATTTTGACCAGCTGGTATCACCTTTTAGCCATTGGCATAGAGAGCAGCACGATGGAATTAACTATTTTGACCTCGATTGTGTTGGTACTTGTCCAGCCTGCGCAAAGCCATTGTTTCTAGCAGATACTATCTACAATAAAGATTTTAATTTTCGAGGTAAATCTCACTGGCAGCAAAGACCTTATGTGTTCTTAGCACAAGCAGCTGAGATACCTTTTTATGAGTTCTTTTATACCGTAGATGAAAGCACTCCATTTAGAAATATAATTAGATTTGATATTACAAGGATCTATCCTCATTCAGATAAACGATGGCGCAATCTTACGCCTGATCAAATGCTGCAATTCCTTGAGCATATGTCTTTAAAATCTCACGGGCCTGATTGTGAAAACAGAGAATATTTAATTAGAAAAATAAAAGAAAACAAATGCGGTAATCAATTTATTCGCCAACAAAACTATGTCAACTTTTTATCTATCTGATCCTTTAGTATTAAATGAGCTGCGCTTGCAGGATGATGACTTTAGGATTTACCAACACTGCTGCAGGCAGTTTAACGTAAAAACTTTTAATGTATTTATTCGATTAGTAGATATAGCTGGTCAGTTTCAAATTAGTGTTGAACAAGTACAGCTCTCTCTTGCACGAATGACTAGGATTAGAATTGGTGGTGAACCATTAATTAAAATAAAAGATAGTGGAAAGTATTTAGTTTTCGATATGCCAAGACATAAAGTTTTTATAAAGTCTATAGGCTTCCAAAGATTTAATGCTAGTAAAGGTTGGAAACATTTAAGAGATCATCTTTCAAACAAAGAAGTTAAAATAAAATATTTATATCCAAAGCTGGATCAATACGAGCTGCTGGATCTGCTGCTTGAATTACCTGAAGAACAATTAAATAATTTAAAAGAAAAGGATCTGCAATATCCGTGGGTACTACGCAATGCAAAAAAGCTTAGAAAAGATAATTGAAGAGAAAATAAAATTAATTAGTTACATCGTAGATATACTCGATGATGCTGCTTATGCTGAAAGATTTATTAGTAAGCCTCATAATAGAAATTGTCCGTCAATGTATAAGATTTTAGATTATTGTTATGATAAAAAAGATTTAGGTTTTTATGATAAGCCTAAGTTAGTTCTACGTGCAACACCAAGGCAGATGACTAGGTATGGTTTAGCTTTAGATATTTTAATGGAAGTAGATAAAGATGTATCAGATAATCCTAGGATGGCACGAAAGCTGTTATGGTTAAGAGCAAATAGATTTCAATGGACCAAGCTTGCAAAACAATTTGGTTATCATCGAACTACAATTAAAAAGATGTATGAGACAATCTTAGATAAGTTATCAAATAAATTAAAAAATAATCTTTACATCTTCGACAAAATCTTTAAGTAATAAATATATCTTCAAATTTTTATAATTTTAAAATCATCCTATAAACAAAGTTAAAACATAATAATAGACAGATTAGAAATCACTTGTATAATTTAACTGTTGTAAGCGTATTGCCAAAAAACTTTTATTTTTTTTTCACTTCTTTTTTTTTATTCCAACGATCTAGGACCAGTTATGAAATTCAAACCAGATCAGTGCGAAAGTTTTACTAGATCAAGTCAATACAAAGTACGCTGCAAACGTAAAGGTTTCTTTTGCAAGACAAGTAAAAAATATCGTTGTCCAAA